ATTGATGATGGTGAAATCGGTAACTCACTTTACAAGATATCAATTGCAAACTTGAGAAAGTCACAAGATCCAAACAATCCATTTGGAACATTTGACGTCCAGGTTCGAAGACTAGGTGATACAGATACAAACTTGGAAATCTTAGAGGCATTTCCTGGTTGCTCTCTTGACCCTTCTTCTGAAGATTATATTGCAAAGAAAATTGGCGACAAAAAGGTATTCTACAACTTTAATGCAGCCGACGAAGACGATCGTGGTTTAGCAATTGTTGGTAAACATCCAAATAAATCATCTCGCATTAGAGTTCGAATGGCCGACGCAGTTGAGCGACGAGAAGTTCCTGCTGACGCACTTCCGTTTGGTTTCCGCGGAGTTCCTACACTTAAAACATCACTTTCCCTAATGGATCAAGCTGCTACAGCTGCTGTTTTTGGAGATGATGGAACATCTAGTGACTTTGCAGGTTCTCTTCTGAAGGCAGACAGTGACGTTGATGATACCGCTGAAAACCTTGTTTTCTCAATTGTTCCACCTCTTCCTATGCGATTTAAGTGTACAAGAGGGGCAGTTGCAAAAACAGCAACATATGCAGGAACACCCGGTAGAAATGAACGATCTGATTCAAGATTATACTGGGGCGTTAAGTTTGAAAGAATGCCAGTATCAGCTAGTTCTGATCAAGGATCAACAGATGCTTCAATTCTAAATACCAACATTAGCAGCACACCAAACCCACTGGTCGCATCATACGCTAAGTTCCAAGGAATTGGAAAGCTTGATACACTAGTTGATGGATCAGCTGCTGATAAGTTTAATAACAATAAGTTCACTTTGGCACGCGTTGCTTTTGCTAATCACTCAAACAGAACAGGCGTTGGTAGAGAACTAAACGAACTTACAGGTACAGCTAAAGAGCACATGCTTGAAGCAGCATACATCAGAAATGGTGTTCCTGACTCAACATACTACACAATTGCTGATACCGGAATGCACGGTGATGACACAAATAGCAAACAACAAAGATTGACATTTGCTTCTTTGGTAAATCATGCAAGTGCTTCTTACTTCAATAGATTCTCTGAATACGCAAAATTCTCCACTATGTTCTATGGTGGGTATGACGGTGTTAATTTCCTTGATAGAGATAATCGCCTGATGAATGACAAAGCATCATCTTCTGATGCAGGCGGTAAGGCTATTGAGGGTGATCCTGATGTTGGTATCGGTGACGGTACAAACAATCCTATGGGATCAGGTCAGAAGAACAACGTTGTTTCTTCATTCAAGGAAGCAATCTCAATTATTACAAACCCAATGGCATCTAGAATTAATATTCTTGCTATTCCGGGTATGAGGGATGCATTCATTAGTGATCACGCACTTGAAGCCGTTAAGAGCTATAGCATGGCAATCTACCTTATGGACATTGTCAAGTATGCTTCAGGCGGAACGAGATTGTTTGATGACTCTGTAGAGAAGGTTGACGTACAAGAAACTGCAGAACAGTTTGATGGTCGAGTAATCGATAATAACTACGGTGCAGCTTACTTCCCAGATGTTAGCTTGCTTGATTCACTAAACAACGAAGTAGTAAAGGTACCTGCTTCAGTTGCAGCAATCAGCGCACTCGGATTCAACGATCGTGTTGCTTATCCTTGGTTTGCACCAGCTGGTTTCAACCGCGGTGCACTGGAATCAGTAACTAACGTTGATGTTCGACTTAACTCTGCTGATAGAGATACACTTTACGATGCAAGAATTAATCCGATCGCGGTTTTCCCAACAGGTGGATTCGTAATCTTCGGACAAAAAACATTGCAGGTTGCTAAGTCGGCACTTGATCGAGTCAATGTAAGACGACTTCTTCTTGAAGTTAAGCGACTCATTTCAGGCGTTGCAACCAAGCTGCTCTTCGAACAAAACAACGAGCAGACTCGACAAAGATTTGTTAATCAAGTTACACCATTGCTTACCTTGATTCAGGCACAAGCAGGCGTTGAGAAATTTAACGTTGTGTGTGACAACACTAACAATACAGAAGCTGATCGCGAAGCTAACAAAATGAATGGTAGAATTGTTCTCGTACCAACTCGTGCTGTTGAGTTTATCGCTGTTGACTTCATCGTTACGAATAGCGGAGTTTCGTTCGAGTAATGAATATGTATATTATAGAACAATTTGCACAGTTAGGAGCAAGATAGAATGGCTGAGCTAACATTTAAGAGCCCCGGCGTTAGCACTAGGGAGATCGATCTAAGCGGTCCTACCGCTTTGGGACCACAAGGAACACCGGCTGGTGTCATTGGTACTGCTTTGAAAGGACGAGCTTTCGTTCCGATTACAGTAGCTACCTACCAAGACTTCGTCGCTGAGTTTGGTGCGACTGACGGAGAAAAATTTGGACCTCTAGCCATGAACGAGTGGATGAGGAATGCCCGAGCCGGAACTTATGTTAGAGTTCTAGGTGTTGGTGACGGTACTCAGAGAGACGCGACTACAGGCGTTGTTACAAACGCAGGATTCGTTGTCGGTGAACGTCTTGTTAAAGACAGTGGAATGATTGGTTCTACGAGAGATGCCGTTCTAACTGTTGCAGGTGCAAATCCTTACGCAGTGGCTCCTGTTGATGATGCTGATGGCGACTTTGATCAAGGAGCAGACCGCCCGCAACCTCTCGGAAGAATGAACTTTCTCGGTTCTTTGATGAGAGATGCAAATAGCTCTGGCTTTTTGGCAGATGCCGGTATGACCGATGCCGCTGACGCTGCAGCCACCGCGACAATTACAATTGCCGGTGATGTTGATATTGATGGAACTGTTAAAATTATAGATGCAGAAGGAACTTCAGTTACCTATATAGCGAAAGCCGCTGAATCCCTAGCTGATAATCATTTCATTAATACTGATGCTGCAGCAGCTGCCGATTCACTTGCTGATGCTATTAATAATGCAGCCGGTCATGGGGGAACTATCGTCGCAGTTTCTGATGGAGCCGGCGAGGTTACACTAACTCAAGCAACTGCTGGTCAAGCTGGTAATACTTCAATTACAGCGGCAGCTGTTGGTTTAAACCTAACAGCTACAAACTTTACCGGTGGCGCTGGTGGCGCAGCAAAGCCAATTCTAAGAGCAGCAATTATGACTGCTGACGGCGTTGTTATGTCACTCAAATCAACGCACGAAACTCAGTCTACGATTAATGCAGATAGTCAACCTCCTGTATCTGATAACGCAGGAACAGTTGCCGTTGACGCAGGTGCAGCACACGGTACAGTAACCACTACTAATGGTAAGCAATCATTTGAGATCTACTTGAATGGTCACAAAGGAACCTCACTTTATCCTAACAAAATTAAGGCTTCTTTTGATCCAGCAGATCCAAGCTACATCTCACGTGTACTTAATACAGATCCTTCAAAGATTCGTGAAGCTGGACACCTTCTCTATGCACACTGGGATGTGCATCCTGCACTGGCAACAGTTACAGGTGTAGGTGTAGATCAGACAGGTGGCGCTGAGGCGGCTTTCGTCCTGGTTGGTGCAGAAGGTCGCAATGCAGGAAGTGCTAACAATCCAAACTACGAAAACTTTGAAGAAAGATTTAGAACTGCACGTTCACCTTGGTTTATGTCACAAGACTTTGGCGCAGGAAACAAAAATCTTTTCAAGCTTCATGCCCTGGATGATGGCGCATCTGCTAACGATCTCTTTAAGATTACTATTGAGAATATCGCAGCTAGCAGCAATGAGAATAACAAGTTCGGTAAGTTTGACGTTGTAATTCGAAGCTTCTATGATAGCGATACAGACCCTGTGGTTCTCGAGGCTTTCCGAGGTGTCAACTTGGATCGCTCTTCAGAAAACTACATTGCACGTCGAATTGGTGATATGAACCTCTACTACGACTTTGATCAACGTAACGGTGCACAGAAACTTCGCATGGAAGGATCCTTTGCAAACCGGTCACGTCACGTAAGAGTTGAGGTACATTCAGATGTAGCACGAGGTGCTTTGCCAGAGACATCAATTCCTGTTGGTTTCCGAGGGCCTGGACACCTTTCCTTAGATGGTAATGGGCAACTTGATGCAATTGATTCTGCAGCAATTAAAGCTGCTTCTGGTGTAACCGTTGCAGAGATTCGCAAGGTTAAGATGCCACCTGTTCCTTTCCGACGAAATCTCGGTCAAGGAAAAGGAAACAAGAAGCGTGCAAACGCAGATCTTTGCTGGGGAGTTCAGTTCGAAAGAATTGATTCAGTCCAAGAACCAAACAGAAGCACAGTGGTTGATGAGTCATTGGCATCATTTACCCGCTATTTCCCAGAGCACAGACTTGATGGCGCATCTGCTTTCGTAAGAGACAATGCAGGTGCAGCTGATCTTAATGGTGCGGTTCTTGACTCTGACCTTTATAACAACAACATGTTCACATTGGAAAGAGTTCAGATCTCAACAGGATCAGCTGACCGTCCGATCGTTAACCGATGGGAATCAGCA